TCTCTTTGTGCTTGTGAAGGATTGTAAGCAAGTTTAACTGCGTTATTGAGTGCTCCTCTGCTCGCACCAGCAGGTGAGAACCAAGGATATTGATTGATTGATGTTCTAGCCATCAATCCAGCAACGTCAGCATTACAAGCAATGTATCTGAATTGATTATTAAATCTATCATAAACATACTTATAACCAGTATCAAATACTGCATAAGACGACGATGTTAATGGATCAAAGAAATTAACAATGTTAGTAGTTTGAGTATCAGAATTTGCTTGATTGACAACACCGTCTCTATGTGGTGAAATGGTAGCAACACAGTCTTTACGAACATCTGCGATTGCGATTAATTCATTTGCCTTTGCTTGTGATTCTTGAATTGAAGTACCACCAGAAGGACCACCAATCAAGAAGTCGATTTTATATTCTGCTGGATTTGTGAAGTTCCTATAAGCACTAATTACATCTGACAAACCAACTGAATAACCACCAACGCTACTAACTCCAGAATAATCTTTACCACCAGTTAAATTATAGATAGATGCTCCAATACAATTGAATGTACTACCTTGTGCTTCTAGACCCCAAGTAGTATTAGATGCTGATGTAACACCCGATACTGTTGAGAACTTTGTTTTATCTCCAGTTGGAGCAAATCCAGGGAAAATATATTGCGAATTATTAGCAATAATATCTTTATAGTAATTTGCTTGTGATGGAGAAATCTTCGCATCTAATGCTTTAGATACATTTGTATATTTTTCTAAAATATTACCAGTAATACCAGTTACTGCTCCAGTATCATCAACAACAACAACGTGAAGTTCATCATTTCTTCCACTTCTTTCGGAAGCATATTGAGATGTTCTTGGTCTTGGTGCAATATTTTTCCAATAAACAGTAGCATTTGTTAATCCTAATGTTTGTTCATTATACCAATCAGAAACTGATGTTGATTCATGTACAGTATCATCAATAATATTATAAATTCCAAATGTGTGTGTACCAGTAACAAGTGGAGTTGAACTTAAAAGAATTGTTGACTGTGCTACACCTGCATTTACAGTTGTTGATCCATATCCAGCAAATGTTGTACTGGATGCTAAAACACTATCAGTAGTTGATGATGATCGAATTGTAGATCCAATACTAATATTTCCAGGGAAATTTGATGTTGAACTTATAGGGTTCATTACTGTTGACCCAACAGAAACAATACCAGAAAAAGATCCAATTCCTGAATTTAAACTAAAACCAATACCAGTAGAAACAAGAGAATTGCTGTTATCACTGACGTAAACAGTTCCACCAGACACAAAAGCATTTACACTTCCTTCAGAATAAGAAGTTTCGGTAAATGCAGTTGAACCAGTACCAGAAGATTTTGCGGTAATTTTTACATCAATTGAACCAACATTGACTTTGGTAACAATACCTTTAATGACTCCTGTTTCTGTTGTTACTGTTCCAACACCAGCAACTGACTGGGAGAAATGAGCAGTAACAGCATGTCCAACACGCACATTACTAGTTACTCCAATACCAAGTCTTTGGTCTGCTGCCGCATCAATTACACAAACCTTCAAGTTGTTTGCCCAAGAACCTGGGTTTCTAGCAGCCCAAGCCCAAGCAGTATCAGTAGAATGATTGTTATTATAATCTTCTGTTGATTCAATTTTGACTGTAGTTCCCGCTGTTGAACCAATTGCAGTAGAATTTGCGTTGTTTAATGCTGTTCCATTACATCTTACAACTCTTAGAATACCACCATAAGAAAGATATGAAGAAGCACCTAACCAATATTCGTATTGTGCGTCTGAAGAAATTGGTTTTCCAAATGTATTGAGTAAATTATTCTCTGTTTCAATTAAAATAGGAACATTGACTGGACCCTTTTGGAAAGGACCAGCAATAGCTCCAACTTGATTGTTTGCTGCGGTAATTCCACCAACAGTCAAATCAACTTCTCTTATTCTGACTCCTGGTGATACTAAATTTAACGCCATCTGTTTCCCCTCGTGAAGAAGTTCATTTTGCCTAGAAGTATTTATAAATTGTTATTCTTCAAATGGGGAAACAATACATGAACAATTACCAGTCTGGGTATTGGTAATCTATGGATTTTTGTGATTGTTTTTTTCTACTATTGATAATTCTATTCACAGTACATTCTTTACATTCATATGAATATGCAGAGGGAAATCCTCTTCTATTTTTTCGAGTTAAATAAAAATCATTTAGTAAATCTTTTTTTATTTTACAAACCCTACATTTTCTTTCTTTGAAGAGTAAATTATCCAATTCAAGTCCTTCTTCAAAACTCATTATTGATATTCCCACATAAAAGATCTATCTCCATACTCATCCAAATGCCACCTATCACCGTCATTATCAACAAATGAGGTATCATCACTCAATCCATCAGACATAAAACCAAAAGGAGCCATATCTTGTTCAATTTGATCTTTTTGATCTTCGTATATTCTTTTACGAACATCATTATCCGTCATCTCTTTGAAATAATCCTGAACGACTAACCAAGCAAATATTACAAGACACATCGCAAGGTCATCATTACATCCTTCTTCTGCTTCAAAAGATTGACTTTTTTGAATAAAAGTTGTTAACTCACTAATGATATCATAATCTTTAATGAGTAGTTTATCATCTTCAATAATTGTTTTTAGGTTGGAGCATCCAATTTTTTTGACCGTTTTGGACATTTTAATTCCAAGTTGAGTTTTCTTTCCAGAAAATCCCTGACCGACCATTTGACCTGCCCTTCCTCTCATTGAACACATCAAAATATTATCGTATTCTAAATCAAAATGAAGTATACTTGATACTTGCTCCCCAATATCATTTACCTCAGCAAGAACAAATGCTTTATTGTATGCTTTTGCTATATCGTGAATGATATTTGGAAAAAGCATCGGTTTGATTTCATTATTTCTATATTTTGCAACTACCTTATATGGAAATTGACTAATATCGAATACAATAAACGCAGAGTAATCATTACTCATTCCACGAGATACGTCTACTGTCATTAAATAAGTGTGCTTTTCGATTGGATCTTCGTAGACATCCATTCCTTTGCTTCTGGTGAGTGGATCATCATAAACCATCATTCTGAGTTTTGATGGAGTAATCAAAGTATCAACAGACCCCAAGAATTCACACTCAAACTCTTGTGTGAACTGTCTTTCAGAAGTATTCGCAATAGTTTGTCTTTTCCACTCTGCGTCTCTTCCAGGCACCGCAGACCAATGAACTTCTAGTGGAATATAACCATTCTTTCCTCTCTCTGCATCATGCCAGAGTTTATAAAACATATTCATCCCATTTGGAGTTGAGATGATAATAACTTTTGTACTCGTTCCTGAAGAAATGGTAGGATATACAGAAGAGAAAAACTGTTCTGCGATGTGATTTGGAATGAACGCAAATTCGTCCAAGAAAATAATATTAAAAGAGTTTCCTCGGACAGCAGAAGATGATGTTGATGCTGCTACAATTTTGGAACCATTTTCAAGTTCTAACGAACCTTTGTTCCAAGAGTCAACCCCCTGCTGTAACCACTTTGGTAAATTTTCATAAGATAATTGCAATCTACCTAAAAGTTCTCTTGCAGTTTCTGCTTTGTTTGCTAGAATTGCAATTCTTATATTGTCATTAAACAGAGCATAATGAAGAAGATATGATATAACAGTAGTTGATTTTCCTGTCTGTCTAGGAAGTTTTGCGATATTAAATCTATTTTCGTGAAAATTTGTAATTAATTTTTCTTGAAAATCATACATATTAAAAGGAACTAATCCTTCATCAAGAGAAACAATTTTTACATAATTTTTTGCAAAATGAATTGGATCACTTTTGCATTTTAAATATTCTTCAATTTGTTCTGTCGTAAATTCAATTTGAACATTTTCTGCTTTTAAATTCGGATTGCCCTTATAATGTTTGTCAATCATAAATTAATAGCCATACTTGCAATTGTTTCTTGTTGTTTGAAATAAAGTTTCACATAAGATTTTGATATATTCTTCAAAAGTTCTACATCATTGCAAGAATCAATCTCTCTAGAAATTTTTTCATACTCAAAAATCTTAGAAAGATTTTCTAGTTTAATATCATTTGGATCCATTTTCAGTTCCTGTGAATAGTAAAGGTTTTGTTGGGTCTTTTGATGCTGGATTGTATGATAATACAATCGCACCAGGATATATCTTTCTTACTTCAAAAGTGACCTGATCTTTTGGAGGTCTGGCAAATTGTGGGAAAAACATTTGAGCTGAAATATATTTTCCTCTCCAATTCAACAGAATACTATAAGTAGACCCACGAGACTGTATCCGTGTATATATTTCTTGAATATTTTTTAAATTTTTCATTTTTTTATAATTATATTTTTCTTTCATATGGGATGAAAAAATATTATGAATTATTTCCTTTGTGTGATCGTGTGGTTCTACGGCAAAAGAATATGATCTCCAAAATTCAGGTCCATATTTACATATGTGCATATGTTCCATTTTTTTACATTTTGGGCAATACCTTTCTTCTCCTCCATAAATGGGAGTGTTCCAGTCATAGTCAAGAGCACCAGTACTTTCTGATTTTGTTCCCCAACTATCGGCACCAACTTTACGGCATTTGACTAATGCTCCAGAAGCATAAGCACTTGGCCAAACTCTATATCTTGATTTTACTTTTTTGTAGCAAGCATCTTTTTCACCAGCAGATTCTTGAGTTACCATTTTTGCTTCACCTGATCTATTTGGATTTGGGTCTTCTTTACGTTTTTTGGCAGCTCTCCTATTTCTTTCATCTTCATCCATTGTGGCACGATCATCTGGATCTCTGCAGTATGGTTTAGTTGTTTGTCCTGGTTGTTTTGCACATGGTTTCCCATCATACTTTCCACCAGTTTGAACCCAACCACCATCATCAAACCACTTATCTAACCTGCCTTTATAATCCCTTGCTTTAATTCCATCAGTTGCTTCTTTTACGTCTTTAAACTTCTTGTGTTCTTTTTTCGCACTTGCTTCCATTTTCTTGAGACGAGTATAATAATCTGGTATTTCATCAAGATGCTGAAGAGAAATATAAGTTGCTAATACTTTATCTTTTGTATGCTCGTGCTCAATAGGAATTCCCACATCAAGTTGCTTTTGAATATCAGAGACCTCCATACGGTGCTTCTTCGCAATTGCCTCAACTGTTTTGTGTGATTTTACTTTAGGGCACTTTGCACTTCCATGAGAGGGGCAGTCCATTCCCTTTGGACTGCTATTACAATGTGATTCTAAAATAAATTCCTGAAAAGTTTTCATTAGAAATTTTTTAACTATTTAGAATCCATTAGACCTTGTTTCAATAATTTCTGAAGGTCTGCTGTTGAACCAATAAAAACAGAGTTGTTGACTGTAGAAGGACCTCTAGTATCTTCTTCTTTAAGTTTTTTCATCTTGTGTTGCAAATCAATTAACTTATCAGTGACATCACCAACATTTTTAATTAATTGACCTGCAACTTCATATGCTCTTGGACTATCACTTTGTTGTGCTAAATCCATAATACTATCAATTGCTTCTTGTCCTTTTTCAATTAATGAATACAAATTTCCTCTTGTGTATTCATAATCTTTATCACTTTCTTCTCCAGAAGTTGGTCTTGATATTGCTTCTTTTGATTTTTTTACAATCTCTTTTGAAATAGAAGTTGCTTCTATTTCTAATGCTTCATCTATATTTTCAAATTTACTTTTCATAATGATACATCAATCCCCTTTGTTGTACTATAAACTTTACCATCACCAAAATCAAAACGAGATTCACTAAATCCAAAATCATCGTCCATTTCAACCAATTCATTATCTGCTGTTGTAATCGCATCAATAGAATCCCCTTCATTATGAGATTCAATTGTTGTACCGTCTTGTCCTCTTAATACAGTTAGAATGTTCCCAGAAATATCTTTAATATACATTTCCTCATTACCAATCATAATATAAGAATCATTAACTAATGATACAGCACTTGAAACATTAAATACAGTTACTTTATCGTCAATATTTTCGGCAAGTGTTGTTGTATTGTCGTTATTATAATCTTTAAGTGCTCTTGGAGTAGCAGTATATCTTAATTGTCTTGATGCATTCTTAGTATTTGTATCTGTATAATAATCAACCTGGACTTTTTTGATTAGTCCATCTGTGCTATCAGCAATTGGACCGAATAGATAAGTTTTTGCTGTAAAGTTTAAAGTATAAACTAAAGCTCTTCTTTCTGTATAATTGCCCTCATAATTATCTTCCATATTAACTCCTCCTTCCAAAATTACAGGAATATCCTTTTTTTCACCTATTGATGAAATTAAATTAATTGTTAAATTGAAACTTGGTTGGAATGCTGGAAGAATTTGCTCTACAATTTGAAGCATATCATCATTCAACTTAGTCATAATACTAAGTTGGAATCCAATATTATAAGGAACAGGCATAAAAACTTTAATTTGTTCTGTTCTGTCAGTAGTTTTTATTGCCTTGAATGTTTGCATAGCAGAAACTTTTCTGCTGCTATCATATTTCAAACTTGTCATCTCGAAAGACATTCGAGGAAGAGTCATCGCAACTCTTTTTTTCAAATCTGGTTTTTGTTCTACTCTTGCTAAAAACTTTTGAATTGGACCATAAGCAATAGGAACTTTTATAAAACTATAATCAGTGCCATCCTGCTCCTCATGCTTGATATACACTTCATTAAAAAGTGTACCAAAAGCAATAATGGTTTTTCTGATTATTTCATTGTAACTATAAGTTCCTAACATAACAATAGAGTTTATTAATTATTTAGTAATTACCAAACGGGTTCTTCTGTGAAAAGTCAAGAATACCATCTGCTTCATCTTCAATTACAATATTTTCAGCATAAGGGTCATATTCCTCAAATGTATTGATTGAATATACTTTGTGTGTTGCTGCTGCACCAACTATCAGTTCACCATTAGCAAAGTTTCCACCAACTATTGAAACTTTAAGTACTCTAGTATCCGCATCCCAATCTTTTACATATCCAGTAGTTCCAGTAGAAACACCTCTAACTGATTCATTGAACTCAAAGTCACCAGTAGATATTCCAATAGGACTTGTAAGTGTAATTGTTGGGTTAACAGTATATCCAGCACCAGCATTAGTGTAACGAATTGCTGTTACAATTCCAGTAACTGTTAAGACTGCTTCTGCTGCTGCATTTACTCCACCAGCAGGAGCAGTAGATATAGAAACAACGGGAGCAGATGAATATTGACTTCCACCAGAAGTAATATTTACAATTCCCAAAGTTCTAGAAGCAAGAACAGCAGTAGCAATTCCACCAGAACCAGATTGACCTACAATTGTAACTGATGGTATTTGCGTATAACCAACACCAGGATTAACTACAAGAATTCTACTAATCGAATCTCCAGTTCTTCCTGTTTTACTAGTCATAATAGCAACTGCAGTAGCATCTGTTCCACCTGCTGGTGCTTTTGTGATTTGAATTACTGGTGTAGATAGATAACCAGTTCCATCGTTAATCAAATCAATATATTGAACTGATTTGTTTAAAGTGGAGGCAATAGAAACTGTAACAGTTGCTGTGGTTGCAGTATCTTTGACCATAGTAATGGTTTGAATATAACCAAAATCTTGAACTGACCTATCAACTTCATCGATTCCAGTATCAATAAGTTCATCTTCATATCTGAAGATTTCGCATCTCAGTTCATAAACATAAAGATTGTTTAACTGGTAGAATGGAACTTTTCCTTCAACATATTTAATTTCAAAAAGACCATTATCAATGGGAAGATAAATTAAATCACCTTCCTGTGGTCTTGTGGCAACTTTGATATCTGGGTCATCCAACAAAAATGGAGATATAAAATCTTCATATCTTTCTTTTGAAATGATAAGAGTTAGTTCATCACTTGTCTTTACACCAAATTTTGATAAAATATCTCCTTGTCCTCCAAATCCGTTGAAATTTGAAATATATGCTTCAATTCTAAAACTATCATCAAATTTTGATACTAAAACTTCCTTGATAATTGTTTTTTCATTAATTAACTGTCTGGGCATATAAACAACATCTTGCCCATACATTTTCAGTTGTTCGTTGATTAAATCTTGAACAAGTCTTTGTTCGCTGGAAGAACCTCCCAGAAAATAGGGATTTAGTGGTGCCATTATCCTATCATATCCATTGGGGGCAACTCATATGTTGTCTTAAGTTCTGTTTCAAGTTCTTCAATTTCTCTAATCGCATCATTTAATATTCTTTCACCATTCATTGTAATTCCACCAGGGAGTTGAACACCATTGAATTTAATTAAATTCTGTCCCCATTGTTTTTTAATAATTGCAGTCAAATATCTTTTCAACCACCAATCGTTATAAACTGCTGAGAAATCTGATGGGTCTACAATTCGAATGCAATCAACAATGATATAACTATTTTCATTTACCATTGCCCAGTCTATATCCAAATATAGTCTGTGTTGCTTTTTATTAAATCTCAATTGAACATCTGGAGTTATTATTCTACTAATATCTTCCAAATGTGTCTTTACCATTGCATAATTTAACAAATCAAGAGCACCATAATAATACAAATCATTCAAAAATATTTGATATTTGATATTAAACATACCAGACGATATAGTATTTGCATCTGATTTGAATACGTTATTTACTCCAATAATTGTATCTGGAAGTTGAATAAAATTAGTTGCCTCCTGATAAGTGACTGTTGTAATTCCAACAGCAGAATTTGCAGTTGAACTTGTAATGCCTGTCCTTACTATAGTTTTTTCATCGGGAAGAAGTTTGTGCTTTAAATATACTCTTGCCGCACCATCATAATGCCTGTCATTAAAATATTGAATAGCATCATCCACCAAATCGTCAATTTGATCATCATCGACATTGACTTCCAAAACAGGATATCCAAGTTTTCGCAAACAATAATCAATTAATCCCTGACGACTTGATGGTTGAGACATTACTTAATTGAAGACTCTAATTATTTATCAGTATGTACCGCCATCAATAAATGGATATGGGTCCCATTGGTCTGTTACTGAATTGTAAACAAGCACTGAATTATTTGGTATTCCTGCTGTAGTATTTACATTATCCAAATCATTAAGTTTCATTTTTAAATTTGCAACAGCAGAAACTACCCTGTTTGCGTTATCGGCACCAAGTCTTACTTTTATTAAATTGTCTGAATTAGTTCTCACTCTAATGTCTGACATTGTTTTTATGCAGTGGTAATTCCAGCAGTAACTAAGGCACTTCCTTCAACAACTCTTGTCTTTACTGTTCCACTATTCAATAATATATCATAACAATATCTTCCTGGTCTTAATGTTGATGTGATAGATGAACCTAAAGAAATTTTAACTTTTCCATCAGAAGGATTGGGAAAAGAAACCGTAAAAGTAGCTGTAGTATTTAAAGATGCTGGTGATTTTTTTAATTTTGCATTCCCAGTATATCCAGTCAAATTCAGTGGAGTATTTGCTACCGATTCGAGAAAAAATGTCTGATTGAAATCAGCACCTCCTGGAATTGTTATATTAGCTACATATATTGCCATTATGATAACTAGATAAAATCTTTCCTAATATATTTAGGATTTGTTTTCCAAGAGTTTTGCTAGTAATGATTTTATCTCAGACAATTCAGTTTTTAAATTTTCAATCTCACCCTTTTCATCTAATGTAGAGTTTTTAACTCTCAAATATTCTTGATATTCATAATCATTACAATTTACGATTGCATTTGATTTTTCGTCACGATACAATCCTTTATGTCCTTCTACTGGTATCATATTGATGCGATTGCTCTTAGGTCTCTAATAAGTGGAACATATGATTGATTTGTTCCAGTCATAATGATTTTAATTTGGAATCCATTAAATGGAGTTATGTTTTTGCCAGTAAATTCATAATTACCAAAATCATCTAAAGTATTTGATGCTTGAACGAATCTATCAGACCTTCCATTATTTTTTGAAGAACTGATTACATTTCCATTCTCATCGAGATTATCATACCCTGGGAAGAATTCATATAACTGTTGTGAATCAGGAGTATCATTTCTAAGCAATCTATACATAACTCTAATATCATTTGTTGAGTGTCTATAAGCATCAAAGAGAACTTTCAAACTATCTGCAGATTTTTGTAATTTTACAAGTTTTGAAACATAAATTGCTGCGTTTGGATCACCACTTAATTGATTGACTTTTGGTTCTAAAACAAAATCAGAAACAGGATTATCAATCCTATTCATTGTTGTGATAATATTTACTCTATGTAAATCAATCATTGGGGATACTTTTCTATCGCCTGTTGATAATAGAAGTTCCATAGTAAATGATCTATTTCCTGGTAAAGTAGTTAAATTTGAAAGTTCATTTACTTTGGAATAAATTGCAGAAGTTTCACTTAGTTGATTGGTAGAATTTAAAGATATATCCTCAAATCCTCTATCTGCAAATGAGATTTCAGTTCCATTTACACTTGTTCCAGTTGTTGTTCTAATTTTTGCTCCAATTGATGTTGTTTCTGGTAATAATGTTTGTATGTTTGGTCTAATACTATTGAATGTAATATTTTGTGTTGCTTTTGGTCCATTAAAAGATCCAACAGTTGGAGTTGAAGAATATGTACCACCAGACTTAGTTTGTTTGAAGAATAATTCTGCATACGAATTAGTATTTCCAGTGCTTCTATCTGCTCCAGAATTTGCTTGATTTATCTTTATATGATAAGAATCAAGTTCAATTGGATATTTTACCAAATCGACATCTGTAAATTTGTGAGTTTTGTTAATTCTTCTGAGTGAAACTCCATTAAACTCATATTTGAATACAGAAGCATTTGCTAAATGTAATGTTGGAACTGTATTATCAATTCCTCTTCCACCACTAATACCAGTTAAAGTATTACCATTCGTTCCTGTATATTTAATAATTTCATTATCAATAATTACATATCCTGGATTATTAGCACCAACAGTAAGATTTTCGAATGTTGCTAAAGTGCCAATGGAATTTAATGTAATATCACCAGTAGAAGTAGAAGAATAATCAGCAGTCAATTTGACTGGAGCAATATCAGATTCAATTCCACTCAAAGTAACTTGATTGATTGGTGAATGCATTCCGTGATTTTGATGATTGACTTTGAAGTGCAACCCATCAGTAATATTATTAGTACTAGTTACTGTTGCTCCTGGTATTTCTGTTCCATTATTGATGATTGTATAATTAGATGTTGTATTTACTTTTCCTTGAATATTATCAACAATAATAGAATTAACTGCTGAAATAATTCCAACATTGTTTGGAATAGTTAAAATAAGATTTTTTCCAAGATTACTTGTATCAGTAGAACTTACAGTTAATGTATCACCAGGAGCATATCCAGTTCCACCATCAATAATAGTCGCAGTAAGTGCTATACCAGAAGAAACAGAAAGATTTACCTTTGCGTTTTTCCCAAATCCTGTTAATGATATCAAATTTATATTTGAATATGTCGTTGGAGCACTTGTAAAACCAGAACCAACATTTATTAATGTTAATGTTGAACCAATTCCAACTGCACCAACCTTAGATACCAGATTTGAAATAAAATTAGTATTGGAGGTTTGACTAATAGTATTTCCAACACCCAATGAAGTTTGTTCGGAAGCAGATAAACTCTTTCCTAAACCAATTAATGCTGAATTTGAATACGAATTTAGTGGATTTTTTCTCAATGTTGCAACTTGATTATTGCCAATAGATAGATCTGGATTATAGAATCTAAATGATGCTGGTGAAGTTACAAAGTCTGCTCTGTATAAGGTAAACTTCAAATCTTCCAAATCGGATGGAGTCCAAGTTGCTCCATTTTGTGATTTAAATAATGCACCAAGAGTTGGTTGTTTGGAAACAATAATTTTGGGATTTGATTTGTCTGCCTCTTTCATTCTTGAAATCCATACATTATATTCATTGGAAGATGAGACCAATACAATTGCATATCCAGAACCAGTTTTTTCCAAATAAACTGGAGAAGGGAAAGTAAATGTAGTTGCAACAGTAGCATCTTCGGATATTTTAATATCTTTTGAATCTAGGGTAATTTCTGCAAATGGTAAAATTGTTTGCGTTGGAAAACCAGTTTGCATCGTTCTGATTTGAAGTGTTACTGGAATTCCCTTAGTATCTTTTGTAGCAAAGAAAATATCACACTTTGTAATATAAACTCCGTTAGTATCAGCAACTTCAAATGATTGTGCTAATGGATCTACCCATCTGCTTGATGTTGAGGTTGTCGTTGTAGAAGTATTGGATGAAACTAAATTAGTTGCAGATGAAGTAAGTGTTCGTGCATCTGTTTGAGGAATTCTCTCAACATTTGCGTTTCTGATCCTAAGTGTAGAATTTTCAACATTATCTAAAGTTCCAGCAGAAGTAAAATTAACTTCTGCCGTAGTTTCGTCCGAAGTAACTATTAAAGTATTTGTTGAACTTGATGTTAAAACAAAAGTTTTTGTTCCAGTTCTAAACGATGGAGTTGATGGAATTGTTGGATCTGGAATAAATAATGAACCAATGAAAACTCCAGTTTCGTCTGCAACCAATCTCATATCAGAGATGATTGCAATTGCTCCACTTGTTTGTCCAACTAATTGCATACTTTTTGCAATACTACCATAAAAACCAGAGGATGCCTGCATTTCCAAACTTGCAGTATCAACATTTAATATTGTAGTTGTTGATGAATATGAACTAGATAAAGAATTTTCTGGTAAATATGGATTTATTGAGAATGTTTCTGTTGGTGAATTATATGGACCATACTTGTGATTTTGTGTTGAAAGTCTAAATCTAATAGTTTTTGATCCTAAAACTCCAACTACTGTTTCTCCAGCAGTAAAAGTTCCACTAGACATTGAAACTTCAATTAATTTTGGTACAACATATGAGGTCATATCAACATCATCAAAAAATGCATAAACTCTTGATGATGGTTTTAATCTTTTAGCAATAATTTCAATATTTCTAGATCTCATCGTTGTTATAATTTCTCTAGAAACAATTTTATCTCCAAGATTTTTTGAATCAAATCTTTCAGTAACACCAAATTGAATTCCTTGCCTGGATTGTTTTGTTGTTGTAGTGACTGTTTGATTTTTAAATTCTATAAAATCTGTTACAGTTTTATAATTATCATATACTAGTCTACGACGACGACCACCTGGATCATAAGTGCCCGTATACGTTGTTGTGCTTCCAGTTTGCAACCTACCCAAAGATGGTCCATTGGAAGTGTCAGTTCCAGTCCAAGTAGTTTCCCAAGCATTCCAATCAATTGGAGAAAGACCAGTATTACTATCTACACCAAGTTGTTGTATTGTTGTATTATAATTACCTTCAATGTCATCAATTCTTATTGTTCTTCTTGTTTCATTCCAAGTATCACTTGATGGATTTAATTGAATTGAACCAATCCAGTTAACCACATTGAATGGATTTACATTTTCAGTTGTTGTGGCAAATTGATTTTTTACATATTCAACCTCAGAATAATTTAAACATACAAGATCTCCAACTCTTTTTATATTTGGAGAACCCAAATCACTAACAAAACGCAAATCAGCATCTGGATTTGATGTCTGTCCAATTCCAATAACTGCTTCAGATCCTAAAAGCAAATCTATAGAAGTTGTATAGTGAGTTGGTCTCAATATCCCATTAGCAGTATCGATGCTTGCTCTATAGTCCCTATTTGTTATTTCTCCACCATTATAAGATCTAAAATTATCGACAAAGAAACCACATTTAAATCTATCTAATTTTGTTGTAGTATCTCTTATTGTTAAATTTTGAGTATCTGTTTCTAGTAAAGATAATGACGTATAATATTCAACATTTGAAAGTCTATCTTCCAATCTGGAGATATCTTTCATCGTATATCGTTTGTGCTGTACCAAAGATGTTGATGCATCTTCTGAATTATTTAAATAAGCAGGTAAACGAATTGTTGCTACTTCTAAACAAGAATCTAAACTATTTGGAAGTTTTGGTTGAAGTGATGGAACTCCTTTATTTACAATAAATGATCCTTCTTTTGTTAAAAATAACCTATCAATTCTTGGTAAATAATACTCATAAGATAAATTTATTGCTTTTTGTTGTGCAAAGATATTTTGTGTAGAATTTTGACCAGTAAACAATCTTGATTCATATTCAAATGGTGATTTTGTACCAGAATATGGAGCAACTCTTGGTCTTAAATCAATAACATCACTCAGAGATATTCCATCAACTGATGATATATCATCTCCATATCTATCTTTATCATAAGAATTTACTCCAACAAAATCACCAGCATCAGATGAATCTATTGTATAATTATTGTAAATAATTGTAATCTGTTTTGTTGATGCAGCAACCTGTGGTTTTCTAATAAGTCTTGAAAAATCAAGGTACTCTGATCTTTGCCCTTCATCTAAAATAAAGTTAGTTCTAATATTTTTATCACCAATTTGAATTGAATCAACAGTCCCAGAAATTTGAGATTCTTCAAATGTTATTTTTTCACCAACAGAAAAAATATTTTCATTTAGATAAACAAATTTTACTTCATTTGTTCCATCATTTGATACTAAACTTGCAACTGCTCCAGTATCTTTACCAACTATTCTCTCTCCTTTAATTGAATTTAAAATATTTGAATTCAATCCAATTATTGTGATTGCTGGTAATGTAGGAGTCGAAGAGGATGATGATTCAAAAACACCAATAACTGATTCTACATCTGGAACATTCAATGAAATCTCATCATCTTCAATTCTTAAACCGTAAACATCACTAACAGTCAATCCACTTGTATTTGTGGAAATACCTGAAGAAGTTTTGTTGATTGTTAGACTAGAGCATCTATTGTATGACTTTCTACGAGTTTTTGTGTTTATTTTTTTAAGGGTAGCAGTCAATATTGCTGTTGTACTACCAAATCCAGTAATATTTTGAATAGATATAGTTCTTCCACTTGGAACTAATTTTTGGTTGTCTAATGTCGCTACAGTTCCATCAACAGAAGTTAAATTATAATCTTCTTCATCAAATGGTTCAAATGTTAATGAAGTATCTGTTTCTAATGTATTACTATATGCATTGTTTGTTATAGGAATTTCATAAGATTTTTTGAATACTACATCAGAACCAGTTAAATCTAGATTTGAAACTTTTGAGTTATTTAAACGTGCGTATAAAAATGCATTTTTTGTATTTAAAACATCTAAAGTTGCAATTCTAAAATCAGTTGGGGTAATTGTACCTATTCCTGGAATAGATCCAGAGCATACATTAGAAACAGAAGTTGTTGCTACAATAGTTAAAGATTTTAATGATGCACTGACAGAAGAAATTTTATTGTAAGTTGGTAGAGATTCTCCTGGTTTTGTATATGCTACAACATCACCAACACTAATAGTAGTATAAAAATTGTCAGAAGTTGTTACAGTACTGATTCCACTATTTGTTGTTATAGTGACTGCCGATGGTGAAGCAAGTAATCCTCTTGATAAAAATGGGTCAGCAGTAAAAGTTCCTACACCAGATATAGATTCATTTGCAACTATTTGATGAACATCGGATAAAGAATAATCTTTTACAGATGCGATTGTGCGAGAAACATCTAAACCGTTGATTTTGATTTGCTCGTTTACTATAAATGAACCAGAAACTTGATATAAAGTTAAAGTGGTAGATGCTGATACATTACTAACCAAATAACCTTTAGCTCCACTATTTTTCCCTTCAATGTATGCTGGGGCAGTTTGTGTTAAAGTGGTATTGATTGTTAGTGTTGTATATGTTTGAATATCATAGAGAGAACTTTCAAATTGAGTTGAAGCATTTGAATATGCTGCATTTTTTAATTTTAAATCATAAAGTCTAGCAACTCCAATCTTTGTTCCAGAAGAAACTCCAACAGTTGCTGTTCTATCACTATACAGACTTACTTGTGTTGTTAATCCAACTGCAATAGAACCAAAGACATTATTTAATAATATTTGTCTTCCAACATTAAATGGAATTGATGCGTTCTCTGCTCGTTCTGTTATTCTTGGTTTTTCTATATCTATAATAGTATTACTAATTGTTTCAATCTCATATCCACGAACATAAGCTTTTCCTGGACTTATTGAAATGCAAGCAAGATCTTTTGACGGAGTATTTCCTTGCTTAGTTTTTTGAGTTGAGTAATAAACTCCATTATTTCCAATTCTATCATTTAACGATTCTTTTACTTGAATATCAAAAGGTCTTACATAATAATCACCAGATTCATCATAAGTTCTTCTTGCTAACTCAGCTCTGATCAAATTGTAATCAGTTTTATCTACAAATTTGGTTAATCCACCATTTTCTACTCGCAATAATTCTACAAAATCTTGATCATTGAAGTCATCAATTTCTTTTTTGATTAAAGTTGTAGAGATTTTTAATCTATCAGCACCTGGAGCAGCATAATTTGAAAATCCTTGAGCGTTATCAAACAAATCATTATAATTATTTGTTGCTACAGCAATTTCCTCATCAATCAAAAGACCAACACGATATGTTGGAGTATTTGCATATTGATCTAAGATTGCTACTTGCTTTGGAACAGTAATAAAGAATCCACGAACAAAATACACACCTTCTTCAATTTTTGCTGCTGAACCTTTACCAACAGAACCAGAAATAATTGAAGTCGCAAAAGATGTATTTACCCTAATTGTTGATAGTGAGTAATCAACATTTTCTAATGAAATTAGATTTTCACCATCAACAAAAGTTTTATTTGTAAAATTTGTATCACTAGAACTCTTATATTTTACATATAACGTATAGTTATTTCTCTCTGATACTGTATTTGTAATATAATTTTCTACTACCGCAGTAACACCACTCGTTTCCCCTTTTATACTTTTACCTACAAACTTATCAATATATGCTGATACAGGAATTCCCAAATGGGTATCATCAATTTGTACATAACTATATTCCGAGTCATATCCAATTTGACCTGGAATAACCATAGAGCCTTCTTTGAAGAAGTGTTTTCCAAACTTTTCAACTTGATTTTGTAAAATTGATTGAAGAGTTGTTAATTCCCTTGCTTGAATTGGAGTTCCTGGTTTAAATAAAACTCTTTGATAACTTTTTTTGTCATCAAAGTCATCAAAGTATGGAGATACGTTTAGGTTAGTATTCTGTGGCATTTTTCTTTAGAACTCCAAAACGATTTTGATATCTTCTTTTTGACTTGCTGATCTTGGTATTGGTGGTCTGTTGTCAATATAAATGATTTCACCAGACTTTTTATTGTATTCTGCAGATGCAATACCAGCAACAAAGTTGCTTCCCAGTTGATATGTCCTACTATTTATTACGGTACTAATACCAGTAAATGTAGTATCAATACTTAGTGGTGTTCCAGAAGCAGCACCATTTATTACTAAAGATGAACCAGTGGAACTAAAATCATTAATTTTATATCCAACACCAACTGTTGCTAATCCAACTGGTTGATAATATTTTAAAATACCTGTCACATTATTCCAAGAAGCAACAAATCCAATTGCAGTAGTTCCAGTACTAACCGTTTGAGTGATTGTGGAATCAACTGCATAAATTGTTAAAGTTGTAGCAACACCAGTTAATTTTAATGCCTTCAAAGCACTTACTTCTGCCGTTGCTAATGGTTCGACATCACTTGTTATTTTTGTTGGGTTTTTGATAATTCCAATTCTAGCAAAATCATTTCCAATAATAGTATCAGGGTTTGTCTCATCAGTATTATAACGAGAATAAACTAAAACTCTATAAGCACCAAGTTCTCTGTAAATATCATATCCGTGTCCTCCTTTTGGTGGAATAATTACATCAAATTTAGCAATTGTTCCTTTATTTACTAATTCGTCTGGAATTCCTGGTGCTCCTGGTTCAAATTGAATAATTCCTTTGGTATATCCAGTTCCACCATCAGTCACATAAGCATCCGAAACTTTTCCAAAAGAATCAACAACAACAGTTGCTTTTCCTCCAGTTCCATCACCAAGAATTGGAATATTTGCAAATGTTTTTGATTCTGGTTCATATCCAGAACCTCTATTGGTTGTGGTTAAAATTTGTACTCTTCCATTGATAGCATTATTTTTAGTTGAAATACTTTCGCCGACTGTTCCCCAATCCTCGGGGACTGGAATAAATTCAATAGAATCAAATTTTACAATTTCAGATGGTTTGATTGTATAAAGATACTTCCAAATATAACCATCACCACTCGTTCCCGCAGGTCTTGGTTCTAAATCCACAAAATCTGGTTGATCTACTGAAGGTTTTCCTTTTGTGTTTTCTGGATCTGTTCCATTTTGTAAACAAATATAAACTCTCAAATCTTCATTAATTACATAATAGTTTGCATCATATAATGATGGGGAGTTTGTAATTGGGGATAAATTGTAAATTGTATAATCATGTCTATACATTTCATAAGTAGTACCACTTCCCCAAGTGGTTTTTCTTACCATTCTTCTCACGTCACTTCCCGTGACTTTTTTCATAGAAATAATAGTTTCTTTTATTTCATCTTCTTCTTTGAATCCATCCGATGGAGGTAATCCTTCACCCCAAGATGCTGAACCATTTGCTTGTGAATTCAAAGCATTTGGTTGTCCTATGAAAGTATAATATGTATTGAATGTATTTCCAACACCAACAAGACTTTTTGTGAAAGTCTCAGCATTCATTATCCTAAATTGATCTGATATAATTGCAGGCATTTTAATAGTATACTTTTTTTCTATTTATTACTAAATCAAACCACGAGTTCTATAAACTTCTGCTGCTGTTGATAATCCAATCAGTCCATTATTTGTATTTACAATAAAATCTTTTGGATTTTCTCTTGCTCTATTTTGATAATCATAAATTTTACTCCAAGTATATCTTCCATAAAATCCAGTTGTATTAATGCCAAGATTTATTGTATTGTTTATACCACCATCAACTGGAACAAAATCACATCTTACGGTAACTATTCCAGATGATGGACTTGAAACATTTTCTGCCCTATAAAGTCCATCAATAAATGAAGTTGCTGTCCCAACCCTAATACCAGTTGTAGTCGTTATTCCCGTTAATGCATATCCAGTTGTTACATTACTGTCATAAATTACAAAATAATCTCCCGTTTCCAATTGACTATATGTTACACCAAACTTATCAAGTGACGAATATCCAATGCCAAGAGTAGTATTATCATAAGTTTCTGATTTTAATTTAAATTCCAAAGAAGATGCTCCAATCCCTATAGTATTAATACCAATAATAGTTCCAAAATCACCTTTTGCTTTTATTGAATAAACTTTTTCTCTATTTGGTTTTGCACTTTCGAAAATAACAGGAGGAACATTTGACTGCGAATAACCAAATCCACCATTTATGATTGTTACTGAAGTCACAATACCATTCATACTTGAGGAAGTTGCTGTTGCTCTATTATAAACTGGTTCTGAGTACATAATTGTTGAGGCAGAACCAACCGCAACATATCTTCCTTCATAACTTAGTGATGGAACAAAAATCAAATCTCTAATTGCATTTAATTGATTTGTCGATCTTTGTTCCCAATTTGATAAGTCCAATGAATAGTACAAATTCCCATCACCATCCAATACAACATAAACACCATCATAGTAGTTTATATTTGTTAAATTATTTGTAATGTTTACATTGATTTGTAAAGACCAAGTTATTCCATTTTGAGAAACTATAATTGTTCCATTGTTTCCAACTGAAACAAATTTAGATCCATTCCATATAACTTTATTTAAATTTTGTGTTGTTAAATTTGATATATCAATAAAGTTCCATTTATTCACATCAGTAGTGGAATAATAAATTATTCCACCATCTCCAACTGCAACAAAAGTATTTGTATTGTCTGTGACTGAGTTTAAATTTTTGTTATTATTTTTGTTTTTTTCAAAAAATTCTGTTGTTCCAATTCCAACTGCAATAAAAATTGGAGATTTATTGCTGCTTGAAGTTTTACCAACAGCAACAAAAGTTTCTTTAGATGAGGAATAAGAGATATCTTTAAATTCCCCATCGTATGTACTAACGATGTCTTCTGGTAATTGATTATCATTTCCCTCACTAATTCTATTAGTTAATTTACATTCTACCCAAGAAGATAATCCAGTCCCAATTCCTGTTGCTGTTATAATTTTTCCAGTTTGTCCTACAGCAACATAAGTATTTGTTCCCGCAAATGTAACAGAATTAAATGATATTGAATTTCCATATCCAACATTACTATTAGACCAAGATATTCCATCCACACTTTTCACTAAAAGACTACTTGTTCCAACACCAACAAAAATATTTCCATAAGTAATTGATTTTATTTCATAATTTGTAGTTATTCCCGAAGTTCCCTTCCAATTATAAATTGGATCTTTTCTTGTTATGAATGCAGAAGAAATTGTAACCGATGGGTTTGCAACTTGATACCCAGAACCAGGATCTATAATTGTAATACTTGAAACAGTTGATGCCACAGAAACACTAGCAGTTCCAGATGCAAAACCAACTGTTTTATTGTCAAGAACAACAATATCTCTTAATTCTTCTTTTAGACCCTTTCCAATACCAATATAATCCTCATCATCTTTTACAAATAATGGAAAAGCATTATTTACGTATATTGTAGTATCATTTTTTTCAACTGTTTTGATAATTCTTGTTGTTGGTGTATTCCTTGATTTTAAATCTGGTCTTCCTTTTGAATACAAAACACCATTAATAATTCTATCTCTTGTTTGTTTTGTCCATCTAAGAGGTCTTGCTTTTTTTGAATCAGTATTAATTCCAAGACTATCATAAGGAAATGTGTCAAATATATCTTCAGAAACAATTTTCTTCACCACACGTTCAAATTGTTCTCTGTCATATGGATCTAATATATTTTCTCCAATTTGAATAGAATCACCTTCTTTAATTGTTCTTGGTGGATCTACCTGCTCTACATCTAAATCTGATCCTCTGTAATATAAAATCAAACATTTTGAATTTGCTTTTGGTGCTTCACTAAAAATTATTTGCGATCCAATTATATTATAAGATTCTCCTGGTTTTTGTAAAATATCGTTTATAAAAATAAAAAAGTTATTATTTTTATTTAAATCAGAACCTGGAACTATTCTTACCGAAAATGTATCTGTTACACCAAGAGTTGTAACTGTTAATAAGAATTTACGTTTTTTTCCAGTAAAAAATGGTGCAAGACTGTTGATTCTGACAAATTGTCCTGGATAAAAACCACCAAATTTATCTGTAAATGTTTCCAATACTGTCATTCTAAATTCACTAAATCCCACTCCGACTGATGGATTTGTGGTAATGCCAACAACTTTTAATATTTCACCAACTTTGTAACCATATCCAGGATCCTCTAAAGTAAATCCAGTAATACTTGATCCATTGCCTACAATTACAGAAACCTTTGCTCCTTCACCAGAACCACTAAAACCACCAGTATAAGCAACACCAAGATTGCTATAATTTGGAGGAATTGGTATGTTGATTGTTGGTTTTGCTGCAGTTGTATAACCAGTTCCTGCATTTACTATAGTCAGTGAGGTTACTGTTCCTCCAGAACCAATTGATGCAGTGATAGTAGCACCACTACCAATTGTAGAAGCAATACTAATTACTGGAGCAATCCTATAACCACTTCCAGCACCAGTTAAGTAAATATTTGATATTGTGCCAGCAGCAGATACAGAAACCGTTGCAGAGGCACCTACGAGGGGTTGATAACCATATCCAGTCGTAATGGCAACTCTAACAATTTTTCCAGCATTTGGAACTCCACCTATAAACTTAATAGTATTATTTCCTTCTGTATCAATAATAAAATCACTATCTGATATTTGAGAAACATTATTTAATAGAATAACTGGATTATTGTTTGTATCATCAGAATATAAACCAGATATATTTTCACCATTTGATTTTAGTACATAATTCAATCTTGTGATAATTAGTGTTGTTGTAGCAATTCCAGTATTTACATTATGATTTGGAGCAATAGTAATTGACCCAACTCCTATGGATTGGATAACTGTATTTCTTACAATATACTCATTTTCTGTATATTCTAAATTTAGAACATCTCCTAAACTTAAAGATGATGTAATAATTCCACTAATTATATTTTTACTTGAAGAATTTAGAGTTCCTGTTTTAATTCCTACTGTTTCTGCCTTTCCAGTAAAATCTTTAAAAATGTCATCAATAATTAAATTTTTATCTGATATATTTCCTGGATCAAATCTTCTTGAGAACAATCTTCCTTGGAATGAGGAGTTTGTTTGTATGCTCTCTTGTCCTATTTTTCCATATGGTGGATCTGTAAAATAAATTGTATCTTTGACTATATTAAAATCACCTCTCATCACAGTAACTGCTGCCCCAACAGTATGACCTGCTGCTGTTGTTCCATAATATGCTCTATCGACAATTACACTATTAGTAGAACCAATACCAACCGATCTGACTTTCATCAATTCAGAATCAATCATCAATACATCTAAAGATGTAATTGAGGAAATACCAGAGGACAAATAGATTATATTTCCAATCCCAATTGATGCTGCTGGATATAAGGTAATACCTCTTCTGTATAGTGGTGACTGAATTATATTATCAATTGCGATTAACGCACTTGAATTTGGTTCGGGATAAGTAAATGAATGAGTTCCAATTCCATAATTTTTAATATCTAAAGCAGAAGCAGTAGATAATCCAGATACTTTAAATTGATTATCATTCAATTTATCAATATATAAAATTTTTGGTAAAATATCTGTTCCCAAAAGTGTTGGTGAGAGATATAAATCGTCTGCTGGTGTGGACCCACCAATGGATGTTCCGGCAATACTAATAAGGTCTGTAGGAGTTGAAGATGTGCTTGTAGATCCAACACCAACAACTCCTATTGAATAACTTCTTCCACCATTTGCAACTTGAACTGAACTAATTTTTCCTACAGAATCTCTTAATACATTAAATGTTGCCCCAGAACCAACACCAACTATTGTAGTACCAGCAACACCAGTATATGATGAATTTGCTGCTGATACTATTGCTGTACTTGAAACTTTAGACACATTAAATGATAATGTGTGAGTTGGATTTGCTCCTCCAATATAAGTTCCAGCAATTGAAACCGTGTTTCCTATTCCATATCCTCTTCCACCATCTTTGAGAATAATAGATGTTGAAATTGGATTTCCAGTTGCTAAACCATCATAAGTAATCCAAACTTCAAATGTTGCTCCAGTCCCAATTCCAGATGTAGTAGATGGAATTGGATTTCCAAATCCATAAATGCGACTTAATGCATTTGGAATTAAAGTTGATATACCAGTAATTGTAGTGCTGATTGATACATTAAATCCATTCTCAAATATTGCACTTCCAATGCCACCACTCACACCCATTATAATTCCACCACCATATTCTTTAGTAACAAATTGTGGTTCGACTAAAGATGTTGTACCAATACCAATTCTTGTTTGTGATTCATCTATTAGTGGAAAATAACCAGATCCACTATTAATTATTTTTACACTTTGAATAGAATCACCAGAAATTACAGGATAGAAAACTCCTTCTATTGCTGGGGTTGTGGTATTTTCTACAGTAATTTTTGGTGGGTCAGATGAAGTATACCCAGAACCACCATGAACCACAACAATTTTTGAGACAGTATAAAACTCTGTATCAAACTCTGGTTGAATAATTGCACCTGACCCTGGAACTGTTCGCATTATTATTTTCTAATTTTTTTATATTTATTTGATAAGATATTAATTATGTTGCTTCATCATAAGAATGATAATACACTAAAGTTCCATTAGCATAAACTTTCCATTCTGATGGAGTATCTTGTGACACATCGTTAAAATCATTTATTACAGATCTAAATTGTATATTAGAAATTCCAGACCAAGAACTTACATTTATAGTTCGTACCTTAAAATTTCCAATACTATCCCATAAAGCATTATTGTTTAATTGCCCATTTACATAATATTCTAAAATTCCAGTGTGTGCTCCCACTTTTCTGTCAAAATAAATTTCAAATATTGTTGGAACAGTATAATTTACTGGCACTATGATATTTCCAGTATAAAATGATACGGTGTCACTGGAAAACCCCATTTGGTATTCAGTCCAATTGAGATTGGAACTACTAAAATTTGTTAATAAATGAATTATACTCATATTATGATAATCCTGCTCCACCTATTATAAAAGTATTAGTTCCAACACAAAGAATTGTAGATAATCCTCTTTGCGATAAAGTGCGATTTCCTGTAGTTGAAGTTCCAGAAAAATACATTGTAACCGAAGTTCCTTGAGTTATTGTTTGATTGCTTACTGAGTTATTATAAATTGATATTACATCACCTTCAGAAAAAATCCCTGATGGTGCAGTTACTCCCCCAGAAGAAATTGAAATGTATTTCCCTACATCGGATTTTTGAAGAATGTATGCAGATACTTTACTATTGCTGATAATTCCAGATGCTACTTTGCTTGCTGTTAAAATTCCTGAAATATTTGCATCACCTTGAACTTGAAGTTTTACTGTTGGATTTGTAGTTCCAATACCAATATTGCCAATAGAAGTTGTAGTGAATACTGTACCACCAGTTCCTATATTTAATGTAGAAGCAGTTATAATACCAGTAGTATTAATACTAGCAGTTGTAGAGAACCCAAGTGCAGTAGTTGCAGTTGATGCTATACCAACGAGACTTCCTACAAAACCTCCAGTAGCAGTTATAATACCAGTAGTATTAATACTAGTAGTTGTAGAGAACCCAAGTGCAGTAGTTGCTGTTCCTGTAAGATTTCCCACAAAAGTATTAGCAGTTATAATACCTAATACTTTTACATTACCAATAATATCAAGTTTTACTGTTGGATTTGTAGTTCCAATACCAAGATTATCAGAAACATAAGCACCCCCAACAACATGAAGTTTTGCTTCTGGATTTGTGGTTCCTATACCAATATTACCAATAGAAGTTGTAGTGAATACTGTACCACCAGTTCCTATATTTAATGTAGAAGCAGTTATAATACCAGTAGTGTTTATATTAATAGTAGAACTTACATTATTAGCAGTAGTTGCTGTTCCTGTAAGATTTCCCACAAAACTAGAAGCAGTTATAATACCTAATACTTTTGCATTACCAATAATATCAAGTTTTACTGTTGGATTTGTGGTTCCAATACCTAAGTTTCCACTTACATGAGCACCACCAGTAACTTGAAGTGGTTGTGATGCTGTTCCTGTAACTGATGTTGAACCAATTAAACAATTTCCATAAAGGTGATTAATCATCACCTTACCATCAGTGGAAACACCAACTAAAGGTATTCCATCATTATCATTAATGTTAAAAAATGTTCCTGTGTTGTTTGCCATTTTTCTTTAATGCCTTTATTGATTTATATTGTTTCCAACCTGATTTGTTGGGAATAATCTTGAGAACTTAGAACTTGGAGACCATATAATCCTCACAACACCTTGTCCTCCATTGCCACCACTTTGGGATGCACCAGTGTCACCATCAGCACCACCTCCTCCACCACCATAATTTCCACCACTACTTCCAGTGGTTGATGATGCTGTTACTCCATTTGCTCCCCCAGAACCACCACCTCCACCAACATTGGATTGAAATACTCCAGAAGAACCTTGTCCCAGTATGCCAGTTCCTCCACCTCCATTACCAGCAATGTTAGTATTGCCTTGAGAACCACCACCTCCAGACCCACCAGAACCTTCAGTGCCAGAAATATTGTTTCCTCCGCCAGAACCTCCATTCCCAGAGTACCCAGCAGAACCACCTCCACCTCCACCAGTAGTATTCGTTCCTTTGCCAGAAGGACCTCCATTCGAAATCCCACTATTTGCAAAATTGCTCCCCCCAGAACCACCCAGACTACCATCATCACCAGCAGTTGCTGCACCACCTTTTCCTCCAAATGCTGTAGCAACTCCTGTAATTGAACTATCTCCACCATCTCCACCAGTACCATTAGAAACCGCAACACCACCACCACCAACAACCACAGTAAGATTTTGTCCTGGAGATACTGCATAATCATTAATATACACTAAACCTCCACCTCCACCTCCATTGCCTCCAGCACCACCATTAGAACCACCGCCTGCTCCACCACCAGCAATCAATACAGCAGAAATCTTTGTTACACCAGTAGGAACTGTGAAAGTATTACTTCCAACAATAGTAAATGTACTAGATAAACCAGTCATATTCAATATTTCTGTTCCAATCACCGTTGAACCATTTACAGATAATGAAGATGTTGGAGTTGTGATTCCAATGCCTATCGAATTGGAAAAATAAGAATTACCAACAAAAGTAGAAACACCAGAAACATAAGCATTAGTGGCAGTAATAAAACCTACTGTTGTAATTCCAGAAACTTGAAGGTTGAAAGCAGTAATAAAACCTACTGTTGTAATACCAGAAACATAAGCATTAGTAGCAGTTAAAAATCCAACTGTTGCAATTCCAGAAACTTGAAGGTTGGAAGCAGTAATAAAACCTACTGTCGTAATACCAGGACCGACTTGAAGTTGTGTAATAGAACCAATACCACCAATAACATTTGTAGAAGTTCTAGCAGTTGCAACAATACTAGAAACCTCACCAGTAATTGTTCCAGTGACTTTTAGATTACCAACAACATGAAGGGATTCTGTTGGAGTTGTAGTTCCTATACCAACAGAACCACCAATATAAGCACCACTACTAATACCAGTAACCTGGAGAACTTGACCTGTTGTTCCTGTAGAAGTTCCACCACCTATCAATACTGGTCCATTGGTGAATGTAGAAATGCCAGTAACTTGAAGTTGTGTAATGGAACCAATACCACCAATAACACTTGTAGAAGTTCCAGCATTAGTGGCATAAGTTGCTATACCTGCTGTTGTAGCATAACTAGCAGAAGAAGAATTTCCACTAAAACTAAGAGCAGAAACTATACCAGTAAAGTTGCCACCACCAATAACATGAAGGTTTGATGATGGATTTGTGGTTCCTATACCAACAGAACCTGTAATAAAAGTATCTCCAGATACTTGAAGTTTTGAGTCTCCTGTTTGTATTGCAGAACCAACTAATACTGGTCCATTGGTGAATGTAGAAATTCCAGCAACTGTGATAGATAAAAGACTATTTGTTATATTTGTTCCGTCCCCAAGAGCAGTGTAAATTTCACTAAAGTTGCTATTAATCTTTACAGCACCTTGAGCTAAGGTATCTCCAGTAGTATCATTTGCTGAGGTTCCAGTAAATATTCCTAATTTCGCCATTATTTAATAGACTGTCTTTTCATTTATTTATGTGTTTGAATCAAATGTAATTCCACCAACAGTCATATCAAATGAGAACCATACAGTATCATCAAATCTTTTGTTTATACTATAAGCAAAAGCATTATCAACCGATGTATTTGCTGCTCCTGTTGGATTTGTAAACTCAGTTATTGAAGAATACAGTATATTTTGACCCGTTTGGAAATTATGATTTGGAAGAGTAATAATATCATTATCAATATTAATAACAGTACTAGCAGAACTAACAAATTCACGATAGAATAAAGGTGTTTGGTTGCTAGTTATTTTAAAAGATTTACTTCCAACCACAGTATTTCCAGGAAGTCTTCTTCTAATTTTTACATCAGAAGTTTGAGTGCCGATACCTAATCTGTGTGGAAGATTTAATCTTATACTTCCAATACCAATTTCATTAATAACAGTATTATCTGGAATAAGTAAAGTGGAAAAACCCACATAATCACCAACTCTTAAATTATCAGTATTGAGATTTATATAATATGAATAGAAACTATTAAATGTAGCAGTTGTTGTTCCAATTGAAATATATTCATTTGAACCATCAAACTGACTACTTATATCGTCCATAATCAAAACCTTATTTGTTTTACTTAAAGTATAAGGTTTGAGTGCTATACCAAAAATAGGTCCAGTTATACCAATATTAGCAACATTTGCTTCTTCTGCTCCAATATTTACTCTCTCAATCGAACCATCTTCAAATAAACTTTCTCCATCTTCTGTAACTAATGATAGATTATTTTTTGTATAAACTGACGATACAGCATCAAGATTTATAAGTAAATCTAAAGTGGAATTTGCAATTCCAACTTTTAGATTTTTGGTTGCAGTTGATGGAACAATACTAATTACATCCAAATCAGAAAATTCTTTAAATCCTGCTGGATGAATAACGGAACGAACTGGTTCTTTCCAAACATCATAAGATACCTCACTCTTGATTGAATATGAAAACTTTTGATAATAAGAATTGTCAGAAATCCTTTGTTGATAATTATTTAAAAATCCAATTTCATTTCCAGCATCATTAACTTTATCTCTTGTTGCTCCAAGTGTTGATTTCAAGTTAAACTTATTAACAAATTCAACAGTACCATTCAATAATGATTTTTCACCTTTTAGTTTATTTCCAACTTCTAATTCTCCTTTTGCGTCAATTAATCGTAATTGATTAATATCATTATCCCAACCATTTTCCATAACAGTTGCAGAAAATACTATATTTCCATTTGATGGTGTAATTCCAATAACTTTTTCTCCAGAAATATAACTCAAATCATCAATGAGAACCATCTCAAACTCAGGCATATCTTTTTTATTGATTACAACTCCATAACCATTACCATTAATATAATTACCTTCACGATTGTTTTGATTTAACGATAACGCAGTTCCATTTTTTCCAGTCAATCCAGTCATACTGAAGGTCACTGTGAAGTTTTCTGAACTTATTTCAGTTACAGTGAAAAACTTATATCCATAATCCTTTGAGTTGAAGTTATCTTTTGTTTTATCTTGTTGTCTACATTTTTCTATGAAGATTTCATCTCCAACAGCAAATGGGAATACAGTTTCTGTTTTTCCATACCCAGTTGTGATTAGTGGATATAATTGAGTATCATTTAGTAATTCCAATCTTATCTCAGAACCATCATCTTCCACTACTACAATAACATCAATCTCATATCCATTAGAATTGTTTATAGGTACAATTCTTAATGGTGTGATTAAATCATTAGTGTTTTCAATAACTTTTACACCAACAATACTTCCACTTTGCAATTCGGCAGATAACTTTATCTTATCATTTCCAATAACTTTGAGTGATGGGGCAGTATTGTATCCCTTTCCTCCAGTTGTTATACCAACATAATCAATTCTTGCAATATCTTTAATTTGAACTATTGCTGGAGAACTTAAAAATGGGGTTAATGTAGTATCAGTTGGGTAGTTAAAACCATCTTTAACTCTTTCTATTTGACTAACTTTTCCTATTATAGAAGATGATGACCTAAGAATAGAATTTTTACCAGAAATAGTTTCAATTGAAGATATTTTTGGTAATTTTGTGTATCTTTTTCCACCAAAATTAACTTTTATTTTTGATATTGGTCCAGAAGTATTGGTAGAATTTGTATCATAAAAAATAGTAGATACTCCACTCGAAGTTGTATATGATGTATTCTCTGGTTTTGTATTTAAATTGAACTTGAATGCTGTACTTCCAATTCCTATAATTGGATATTCATTATTGAATGTGCTAGGAACAATTTTAATTCTATTATTTGCAACAACTTCTTTATCATAAGAAATCTGGAATTCTACAGATGAAATTGTTAATGGTATTAAATTATAATATAGTTCATTTGGAACATTAGTTGTTTGAGTATTTAATTCTCTTGTGTTATTACTAATATATTTAAAGTTTTCAATCTCTTTAACAAAATTTGGATCTTTATATAATCTCAAATCCATACCAGAAACTGTATCATCAGTCAAATCAAAAGTTAATACATCTCCTCTCGTGAGACTGATTGGTGGATTGATAAGAGCAATACTATGATTGGACGCACCGACAGTTGTAAAACTAATACAAGTTCCAACTGTTGTATCATAAAGATAATTTGATAGTTTTATTTTATCTGGGTCTTGCTTTAGAACATAATAAGTATTATTGTTAGTCAATCCACCAATAACAGTATTTGTATTGGTATAATAGACAACTTTATCACCAGTTTTTAATTTATTACCAGTTATAGTAATCTCATTTGTTTGTGTATTTACGCCAACCGAAGAAGCATCAAAATCAATTTTATCTGTTGTGATCTTTCTAAGTGCTGTATCGTATCTTAATTTTATTGTATTTGAAAAACTTGGAAATACATTGAATTTTATTTTGTCATCTGTTTGTAGTCCGTGTGTTTGTGCTGTAGAAACAGTTACAGAATAATTTTCAAAAGTTCCAGTAATTTTGGAATATTGTGTTGTCAATGAATGTGCTAATCCAATATTCGTTGTTTGTGAAAAGAAATATAATGAGTTATTTGATGTTCCAATTCCTGTAGTTGTTGTAAATCCTAAAGTAGATAAACCAACATAATCATTTCCTAAATTGACTGCATATACTGTTTGATTTTGATTTATTCTAAATGTAGAACCTGTACCAGTATTTGCTACTATAATTCCAGTTCCACCCAATCCAACATTATAAGTCAATGATTGACCTGTATAATATTTGTGGTTTGGTATGTAAATTGAACGAGATGGAACAAATTTATCATATACTGATCTTTGAGTAGAAACAACAGTAGTAGAAATACTACCACCAAGAGTATGGTTTGGTGAAATTTGAATACTTCCAATCCCAACACTTATAATAGTTGTTCCAGCAGCAACATTAGTTCCTGAAACATAATCACCAATTTTCAATGCAGTGGTATTAATTCCAATATAACTTGTTATTCCTGCACTAAACGTACCAAAATCAGTTTTAATACCAACCAATTTATAATAATTTGTTCCACTTGTTCCTATTCCTATTGTATTGCTAGGATTGAAATAAATGGTTTTATTTTCTACAATACTATTATCATATTGAGTAGCATTAAATGTAAATGTATTCGGAAGCAACACAACAGAAACAATACCTGCAGTATGAATTCCAGTATAATTTTCATATCGATTTACAAATAATTTTGACTCAGAAGATGAAATATCAATAACTTTTAAAGTTTCTGTATTAATTTCAATTAAGTTATCGACTTCAAATCCAGAAATATCATTTACAGTAATATAAGTTGTTACTCCAGTGTTTGACTGGTTTGGAATATCGTTTACCAAACTAACACTTTTTTGATTTACTAATACTTTTTTAAATCCTTGAATGTAATTATAAGGACTAGAAGAAATGGAAGTAACTAAAATTTCATCATTTGTAATTAAATTGTGAGGTGTTCCTGTAATTCCTTTTACTCTTGTTCCTTTTGTGATAAAAGTGACACCAGAAAAAGTAGATACACCAATTTGAATATTCGAAATTTGTTTTCCTTCAACTCTTGAAATTGCAGCAGATATTCCAGTTCCGCCAGAAGTTAAATTATCAAAAATAATATCATCACCTGGTTTATATTCTTGACCTGTATTATAAATTGATATTGAGTTTATACCAGAAGACTGTATTTGTTTTACTACAAATTCTTGTTTATATTTTGATTCTACTTTATTAATTAAATCATAAGATGCATATGAAGAATTTAAATAATATGGACCAGTATTTCTTACTATATCTAAATTATTAAAATCCAATTCCTGATTGAATGATGGTTCGAAATTTTCTTCTATCGGCAAATCTTTAAATTCCGAACCGATCAGATATGGGTATTGTGGTTTTTTTACTCCATTGGAATCATCAAGAGTAAGAAAATATCCATAATTGATATTTGGAAAATCACTATTGTTTATAAACATTCCATTATATTCATCCAAATGACCTCCAGATGTTGCTTTATTATAAACAAAATCTTGAATAAAAAATCCAGATGGAAAATTGGGTCTTATATTTGAACCAATTAATCCATCTATTTTTGATTTATTAGTTTGACTATAACTTGATTTTATTTGTGCAATTGTTCCATTTATTTTGCCATAAGGGCCAAAAATAGGATTTCCATCATATGCCCATCCTAAAATACGATATGGATTTATTGCCCCTTCTGGTGGTTGTTCTGTTCCATCTTTTTTATTGATGAAATTCTTTAAATTTTTTCTTAATTTTTTAGAAGGATAATAATTTACAAATTCCAATCCAAATTCATCAACATCACTTGGTATAATAATACCTTCATCTTCAGAATTGATAATTGACTTATTTTTTTCAATTTGATTTATTTGCCATTCAAACACGTTACCTTCAAATCTAGCACCAGAACCCCTTTTCTTTATCTCTAATGTTGTATTTGTTTTATCATAGTTTATTCCAGAATTGATAACTGAAATTTGAGTTATTTTTCCATCTACTATAGTTGGATACAATTCGGCATATTTGCCAGTTTCACTAGCAATAAAGATGTCAATGTCATTTGCGTATCCTTTCCCTGCGTTTAATATTTGAACATCAACAATCAAACCATCAGAAATAATTGGTTTTAATACTGCTTCTGATGTTTGTTTTTTCACAGAAACAAGTGGTTTTCTGTGAAAGTTAATAATATTTGGTGTTCCATAGTTACTTCCACTATTTTCCACAAAAACATTATCAAAGGAACCTAAAACAATTGGGTTCAATGATGGTTCTATAATTGTAGTAGTAATTCCACTAATTGCCTCAACACTAATTTCAATTGGTGGATATGAAAATTTATGAGTTCCAACACCAACAGAATCAAAACTTACATATTTTTTATTAATATAATTTTCTCTAGAAATATTTGTAGAAACTCCAGCAATTGATAGTTTAAATTTATTTTCATCAACTACTGTTACGTGGTAATCGATTTGAGTTGACAATCCAGATACCACAGTACCTGATGTTGTATATAATACTAAGTCCTCATTTTTAAAATTATGATTTTTTGCAAAAATATAATCATCAAATGTATTAATTCCAACTGTTTGATTATCTGCTGATAATAATGATGGAACTGCTACAAATCTATTTGAATATCCAGATCCACCATTCTTTACATATATTTTTGTTATTGTATTTTTTGAATTTACTGTTTTTAAACTATGAATCCCAGAATAACCAATACCACTAATTGAAATAGTATTAATTCCAGATATGGAATCATTTTTTGTTTCATATAACTTGATTTGTGTTGTGCTTGTTACTCCCACAAAATATGAAGCACCATCAATAAGGGGAGATATGGAAATATTTGCGTTTTTATTATAAAAAACTTCTTCAGAAGCATTAAAATTATGATTTTGTGAAAAAATAATACTATTACTGTATATACTAGTTGCTTTAAAATTTGAAGTAATTCTTGTTTTTACTAAATTTGATTCCAATACAGCACCAGAACCATTTCCACCAGTTAAAGTGATTTTTGGTTTTAATTGATAACCAATTCCTGGTGATAATAATTTTACTTCATTTAAACTTCCTGTTATACAACCATTTACTATGGCACCAGATCCAGAATTATCCTCTACACTTATTCCAGAAAAATTAATTACATCATATCCTTGTCCTGACGCATTAACATTTACAAAGTCTAGTTTTCCATAGTAAATATTGTCTTGGAAAGTGGTAGTTGAAACTATTTCAACTCCATCCGCCAAAATACCTATTTTTTTATTGATTGTTTTTCTTTTTTCTGGGTCGTCAAAAAATTGTTCTTTTTTAGTTAAATTGAACTTTTTAAATAATTTCTGATGTTCTAACGTTTTATTTTGATAATTTAATTTTACAAAAGAATCTGCAATTCCTACATTTGAAAATTGAATATAATTATTGGTATATAAGTCAGTATTGCTGTAGGAAAGTTTAATATTATCATTATCATATTTTGTCAAAAAGTAAGTAGAACTTTCAATTCCAGAATTGGATGAAGAAGAATAATAAATTTTTTCTCCAGTATAAAAATTATGATTTGGACAATTTAATACACTTGTAATCCCTACATCAGTAATCCAATTTGAATTTGTGGTTTTAGTGACGTTTGTTCTTCTGTCTGTTGAATAAATTGTATCATTCGGCAATCCAGAAGAAGTAACATAAAAATTATCAAAATTATAATCAACATAAGTATTCTGGACTCCTGTTGGTAAATTAACAATAGATGGAAAATACTTTAAATAACTATCTGCTTTTTTAATTATTTTTTTAATTTCAGTTTTTTTTGATATTGGTGTTTTATCAATATCGACGTAATATTCATTAGTATCATCAAAACCATAATCTTCTACTGTTGCTGATAAAACACTGTCATTTTCATTAGATGGATTCAATAAATTAAATTTATCTCCAATAATAAAAGTTAATTTATCATAAAAATATATCCTATTACCAGAAGTGGATTTTATTTTATGAGTTGTTGGTATATTATAATTCCAAAAATTAAATTCTTTTCTGTTATTTAAATCAGTTCCAAATTCAGAAAGTTGTATTTTGTCTCCAACTCTTAAATTGGATGTTTGTGAATAATCAATAGTATCAATAACATTAATTAATCTAAATTCAACTTTAGAACCATTATCTAGATATGAGTATAAAAAGTTTTCCTCTACCAATTCTTCCGCAAAATTCAAATCCGCAATAACACCAGAAACTCCAAGAAATTCAGTTAAAGTTTTATCTGTGTAAGTTAAAGTTGTTGGATTTGCTAAATTTGATGTCTTTATAAACAAAGAACCACTTTTCTTAAATCCAACTGTGGAATCTACTATAACAAAAGTAGAACCATTAGTAACAGATTCTGAAATATTTGTTTTTTTGGTAGGTTCAAAATTAAATATAAAAGAAGTAGAATCTAAAGAAATTTCATATAGATCTTTATTATCAACAGGTCTATATTCTACATTATAAATTGCAGCACTCGCAGTCTTACCATTTTCTAAAGTTTCAAATATAGTTTTTCCTTTTAATTGTTTTCTTAAATCAGAATCACTAACTCTATATGTTTCGTCTCTAACTATTTGTTCGACTAAAATATTTTTAGTCACCAAATAATTATTATCTGATGGTCTTAAAAGATAATCCTGTGGTTTAATGACTTGAATATCTTTACCAAAAAGAATGCTGAATAGAATTTTATACGAGGTATCAGTTCCTTTTGTGATATAAAAATCTTTTGCTCTAGATAAAATATTTTTTAAATTCAATCCTTTTACAAATTGTCTATCTTCAAATCCAGGTAAAAATTGAGTTTTAAACTTTTTAAATATTTCGTTAAAGAATAATAAATTTAAATTCGTTACTGTTCCTGCTTTGGTGTGAGGTGCTGAATCTGTTTTTGAAAAAATAAAAGATTCATTATTTGAATGTTGATCTATTCCACTAAATCCACGAACACATCCAGTAAAAGAATTTGTAGTAATTCCAGTGTATGTAATAATTTCATCATCAATTTTTAATAGACCATATTTTTGGGGAAATCCAATTGTATGATTAACTACAATCACATCATCAAAAGATGTTACATCTTCTACTAAGGTACAAGGAACTTCTGTGTTATAAAATGTTTCACCATTAAAGTTATCAATACTCTTATATTGTTGCAGATTGACTGCTAAGTCTACAACACCAGTTTGATGCTCTTGAGAAATATAATACTGTTCTAAAAATTCTCTAAAAAGTGGTGAATCATCATTTAAAAATTCTGGAATTTGCGATTCAACAATGGATTGAATTTTTACTCTTTTGATTTCCGACATCTTATCTTGTATAATTTCCGTTTACGTAACTTGATGTGACCGCATATTGTGTTGCTGAAGTATTTTCACCAGATGTAATTACATCCTCCAGAACACCTACATTAAGTTTAGTAGTATCTAGTTCCAAGTATATATCCTTTAACGCAAGGACATCATTTGACTCTGGTATCGCTTGAATTTCAATACCAGCAGTGCTTGTAGATGATGTGAATGTGATTGTAGTTAATTTAATTTCACCTTTCATATAATCTACAGTTCCAGCATTATTGTTTACAACTACAGGGGAACCATCGACCAGTTTAAAGAAAAATATGCTTCCAATTTCATTAGTTGTTGGAACATCACTCATATACAAAGTTCCACTCACATCCTTTACTGTAAATCCAGTTGATTTGATATTATATCCTCTACCATCAGAATTTAATTTTTTAATATGAAATTGATTTCCAAAACATATTTCATATGTTGCTAATTTATCAAATTCTGGTTGCAAATCTCTTCTAATTTTAATTTTAGTAATATTAGAAGTGATAGATGTGCTGGTATTGTCAATCAAAGAAGAAACTTTACTATATTTGAATCTACCACCAAAACTATTCAACTCGGTTGATTTGCTATATGCCTCTAAATTTTTTGTAACTCTTAGTTGTAAATTATTTGGATCTATTGTGGTACTTTTATCATAATAAACTGTTGTATCTATTTCAATATACATATATTTCAAATCGATAATCTCTGGTTTTATTCCAGCAATTGAATATTGTCTTAAATCTTTTTTGATATTATCTTTTGTAATTTGAGAAAGGAATTTACCATTTCTTGGTTTGATTGAAATGTAAACTTTACCATACTCTGGTGGATCTAACTCATCCCCACCATATGCCGTTACAGTATCCACATTTGGAAAAATGTATGGTATTAATCCTTTATAGTCATTTGCAGTCACTGCACGGTATTGTGATGCATATACTCTAGGTCCAAGATACTTAATCGAATCAATTGATTCAATATCATCACCGTTTTCCGATGATTGAATGGTTGTCAATAAAGAAATATTATTTGTAACTGAAGTTTTATTATTATCAGTTAAAATGCCAGAAAAAGTAAAGTTTGCCGCACCATTTGCTTCTTTTCCATTTGTAATAATATAACTAATAAAAATAGTACTTCCACTAATTGGTTTTCTCCCTATAATATCATCACCAAATAAAATTTCATATTTCTCATCATCTATTTCTTGTGTTAGAAAAACTCTTGAATTTT